GTGCACTTTAAATAAATGGTACTTTCAAAACGGCAAGCTCCCCCTTGCGGAGGAGCATGTAGCCTTAAAAGACCGCTCTAGTCAAAGCGTAAACGAAACCTAGATAATGGTTTGTTAAGTAAAAGAAATTGCCTATATTTATACTCCAGGTAGCCGGAGTTTGCACCACTTAAGGGTCAGCGGTGCAGTTGTCGGTGTATCCAGTCCATAAAGCACAGGGCCGGAAACATTCAAAGTCTTCAGCTCCACTCATCCAAATGGACACCCAACACACAGCTGTGTTAATTGAGTTCTGGATGGTGAGCGGGTTGATCACTTGAATCACCAATTGACCATTAAAGCCAGCCCATTGAGTTATGGGGGCAACATTTGCCACATAGGGGGAAATGACTTGAAGATATGGTCTATCTTGCAAGTAAGGTAGTGTAATAGAAACAGAGGTATCACCAATGATGTCCACTACTTTTGATACAGTATCTCCTTCTTGCTCATTAGTAATAGCAGCAACGAAGGTTGGATCAGGGAGCCATGTTAAACGGAGCCGTCCAGTAGTGTATCTGGAAGTAGAGAATTCAATGTGGTACTTGATTCCTCCTCTCCAATAAGCAAAATAACTTGCATAGTTTGCTAAAGGTGTAAGCGCATAAGAATTAATACCAAGTGTGGTAGTCTGATGGCAAAAAGTAGGTGTAACACCCATCACAAGAATTTTCGTTCCAGCGGTGGATGAAGCATCATACGAAAAGTTACTAACAAGAGCTGGGAGCAACTTATAGTTGTCAAATAGGTTATAATCCTTACGTGAGCGATAAATTTGCCAATCATTGGTTACTTCATTTTGTGGATCAGCAGATAGTTTTTGACAACCATCTAGACCCATCATATGAGACATACCAGTATTTCCAATGTTGGTAAATTTCTTGATGGATTCAACAGATGTGGGCTTATTGAGCCCCATCACCTGGGCTCCATCTGATACACCTTTTGCAATCTTCGAAATCATATTCGCAGGTACAGAGAGCCAAGGAATGACCTTGAATGAATTGGATACAATGGATGTTGCCAAAGCAACTTTCGCAATAGTTCCTTTTTCACTTCGGGCTTCAGCTTCTTTCTTTTCACTACTCTTTGATTCCATCTGAGGTTCAATTCGTTTTTGGGAAGGTTTCTTCTGGTTTTTGAGCGTGCCAGGGGAAGTAATCTGAAAAGGAGCCAATGGCCATCCAAGGGAGAAATCATCTCCAGCAGAAAGCCAATAGTTACAATTCACGCTAAATCCAGAACCTTGTCCAATTGCATATTGAGGTCCTGATGGATTGAAAAATGCATCATTCATCCAAAGATTCTGATAATACGGAATTTCAAATTCAACAGTTCGAGATGCTCCCACGCCAACAAAGTGCGCGCCAGAGACATCATAATCTGTTATATCCGTTTCAGTGAGTGCTGGAAGGCTCACGTAATTACGAACTTTTACGTAATAACCATTCGTAGCAGCTCCAAGATCAAGAAAGAATATCTTTGCACGTACAGATCCACGGCGGAAAAGGAAATTCCGTAATGTTCGTTTAAAGGGATGTAAATCCCCGTGAGCGTAAGTGTTGGGATTCTTGGTGGTCATGGTTGGGTTACTATAAGTTAAAGTAAAACCAGTCTCATTCGTATAACGATGCAAATATTCAGTCCAAGATGTAATATGTTCTCCAAAACAGAACTTTTCGGGAACAGTGCATTTAGCTGGAATCAAAGGTTCAAAGGGCTGTTCGAATCGTATACGAGGCTCGACGTCAGCAGTGACGGAGCTCATTTGTGGTTCGATAACACTAAAATCTTTTTCTTCTTCATTATTATTATCGGTTATCGGAAGAGGAACATTATTTCTAAGTCCCAATCCTGCAAGTTTCACATTTGTGAACTGCATATACACAGTGATTGGTACAGTAGGAGTGTTTGAAGCTCCTTGTAAAATGAGGGGTGCAAGTACATAGACCTTAATATATCCCATAAGGCCTAAAGCTGTTGTATTATAACTGTTCGCCATATTCCACCAAGTAAATGGTCCTACAAATGGAATGGTGAATTCGACTGGGACTGTCGTATTTGCTGAAAGTATATAGTGATTATTACCAGATGACGTATATATATCTTGTAGGGGATTACAATCAGTCGTAGGTTTTTGTAGACACGGAACAAATGCAATAAGCAACTTTCCTGCATGAAATGGGGTACCATTGAGAACAAATTTAACTTTGGTATCCGCTCGGAAATATTGGAATCTCTTGAGCTTATCTTGTAGGTTTGTTGATGTAGTCATAAGTTTAGAGGGTTGATGGTATGTTGCTATAAGAGTTTCAGCAGCAGACGAACCACTCCAGGTAATAGTGTCAACAGGATACATTCTTTCTACCACGGTTTTGAGGCCTTGATCAGGATACGGATCTTCAGCGTTCATAACGTCATAGATAGGAATGATAGCTTCAGTGGAACTAGGAACACCCACCAGGTCCGAAAACGTGGTGAGTCCTCTCAAAGTTTCAGTAGGCTCAGTATTGGTTTGGCGCTCGCTCATGTCCGTTGAGGACATTTGCGGTTCGATTTTATGGGTCTTGAGAAGCTTTTTCAACCGATTAATCTCATCTTCTTGAGCAGAGACAAGACTGGCGAGCGCAGCGACAACAGTGTTGTCTGGTTTTTCCTTTTCTATCATAAGAGCAGTGTATGCAACATAGGCGGCAGATTGTTCAGCGCCTTTTACCGTGAGTGAGACTTGATCACTCTCCCACGTTCGTGCATTAACAGTGACTTGAGATATAAAGGTTTGTGGATGTGCCTGTTTTTGGACTTGGGTGGTTACATAAACAGGTAAAGCAAGTTTCTGTTTTTGGCAGTATTCTTGGAGATAGTTTTTGTAGTTTTCATGGGGGTTTGACATCATTTGTGGTTCAATGTCAAAATAATCAATCTCAGTACGAGCTTTGATCATATTCTCTAGCAATTGTTTCGCAGGAGCGAGAGAATTACGTACAAAACGTTGTTTTCTAATTCCAAGTTTACCACCATCAACTTGACCTCCTTTTCTCTTCTTGTGTGACGCTTCTTCAAATTGTTTTTCTTTTTCTAACAAAGTATCAATAGCAAGAACAGTTCCTGAATAAGCAACTTGAAGTTCAGCTTCAGACACATCCATTTCTGGTTGTACAATTGTGATGGGAGCAGGTTTAATTCCCCAAACTAATGGGGTTTGCAAAGGAGCATCGGGATCAGAAAAACCACGGGCTGGTTGGTATTCCATTTGAAATCGTTGGGCGAATAACTCTTCGTATGTGATGCGAACAGATAAACACCCGCGTTGGCCTAAGTGGTAATTGTATTTCTTCTTGAATTCTTCGAATTCTTCTTTTCCATATTGAAACCACTCACGACAAGCCTGGGTGCAGTTGTCAGTGGTGGCTACTTGACGAGATATCTTTCCTGGTGTAATCCAGTTAACCATATCATGAATGACAGATTTAGCAAGAGGGCATTGTTTTCCTCGATTGCGAAAAGATCTTTTAAGGAATGTCACATCTTCGACGGTATGATATTCGTCAGTAGTGGTTTTCTTACTAGTAGGGGTCCAAGTAAGTTCAAAATATTGCATAAAAGCACGAGCAATATTTGTAAAAGAAAGAAATCGAAACTCAGGAGGGGCAGAAATAATATGATCATCACCAAAGCAAGGAACTTCAATGAGATCAAGAAATTCAGTTAGGGGTTTAGGGGTTTCATGTGGAGCAAGGCTTTCAAGGTAAAGAGCTCGAGAAATATAATAACACATCAGAGCCAATTCATCCGAATTAGTTGGTGTAGTTATATGATTTCCAGAGACATCCTCACCCTGTTTTCCTTTAAAAACTACATTCGCACATACTTTATTGACACCAGGATCATCTTTACAGAATCCTCTGGTATCTTCAAATATGCCACGACGAGTTAATTCAGCTTGTACCGTATGTGTGGGGGATCGACGGTACCATTCTTCTCGGAGTTCGTTGATTTCTTCAGCTGGTTCAGGGCAGAGATTCATATCAAAACCTTTTATATCACCATCTTGGTTTAGGGTATTAGGCCCAAACCGAGTAAGACGACGATAAAGGACTTCCCAATCAGATGAATTGGGATTGATGCCTAGCTGGCACCATAAAAGGTCTCGAGACATTTTCTGATTTTCAACGTAAGCTTCAATAAATTGACGAGAAGCGAGAAACAAAGGCAAAAAAGGAGCATAAATTACACGGGGAATTCGGTATTTGTTATCTTCGATGGGACGACGTTCATCCATCTTTAAAGAAACAGTCCAATATATTGGAACGCGAGGCTTCTTCCCAATATAGCCGCTAAGAAGAGCTTCATAGTCGGCTAACAAAGGAGGAGTCGGAGCATAAATTTTAGAGCCGTCAGGCTGTGACAAGCTTGTAAAATAATTAAGTTTTCCAGGGAGAGTGTGATGTTCAAGAGAATATGGGTAACCGGGGCTGGTTTCCATATGTATAGGGATAGAATAGCGATAAGCTCTCTTTCCATTAATAGCATCGTGCATTGTATAGACTTCAGGTTTAATACGGGTAGGAGTTTTGTCTAACATATACACAGCGATATCATGGAGAAGTTTCCTATCACCTTTGAAGTGATGTTGTGGAATATCCATTTTCTTAAGTGATGCAGTGAGAGGAAAGGTTTTTACACCTTCTTCATTGTAGTATGGTTTTCCAAATGCGGGACGAGTAGTAATAGGGGTAACACATTCATAAATGCATGATTCTTCATAAGGAGAATTTGCATTTATACGATGGGCATAAGATGGCTCAAGGATACCAACAGTTTTGATGTTGGATCCGAGCTCTATCTTAGGCTCTCCAGATGACGAAAATTTAATTTCTTTCATCTGGGGTTCTGTCTGTTTAGGATGTAAAAAACTTTCGTTTAAAACAAAGACAGCTTCAAGATCTTCTTGAGTTATAGGAACGCAGTATCCGGTTGCACCAGATCCTGCAATATGAGGTCCTACAATTTTACGAGAAAAAGAAGAGTTGGATATAAAGTACATGTTTCCGCAATGGCCACGCTTAGTTTGAGCGTTGGGCATGACCAAAGTGGTAACATTAATAAAATGGAGAGGACCTTTAGGGGTGGGTTCATCGTAACGAATCTCACCTACAAAGTGTCCATTTTGAATATGGTTGCGAGATATGGATCCATCGCGACCACGTATAGCAAGAGTAAAGTCGCAACCTTCTATTTCTGGAATGTCGCAATCTTTAATAAAGTGTGATGTAATGTCAGGAAATTGGGGAAATTGTTTGTCATTGATATAACCGATAGTGAAATCAGAATCAGGATCATCATAGGTAGTGATATCGGAGATATGTACACGTTGTGTATTCTTTCCAAAATCAAAAACAACAAATTCACATTCAGCATTGAGTACTGTTTGTAAAAGATGTTTTGCTGTGATGAAATACTTATCTTTGACGAAGAAAGCTTGTTCACCGAGGGTTCGGTGTTTAACTTCAGTTTCGCCAATTTCTGTAATCTCTGCAGAGAGACCACATATATTCTTAGGGTAACGATGAATAAGTATATCATCAAGAACTTGATCTGTGGATTGTGGAGCAATTTTTGAGAGAGGAACTTGACGATATCTTCTGGGACGTTTACCATGAACTTTAGTTACGACAGTTTTTACATTTGAGGGGTCATAAACTTTAAGTTCTGGTTGAATCGTTTCAGGATCAGAGACAGTTGGATAAAGATATTTGTACAATAGAGCAAGAGAGGCAACAATACCTACACCACCTAACACTGAAAGAATAACACGAGCGCGAGTTTTAGTATCTAAACTAAGAACTCGCTCACGCATATCTTCATATGTTTCAGCAGGATAAGCTTTGATCTTTGCTTCAATTTCTTTAGTGAGAGGGTGTGGCTCAGGATAAACAAAAGAAGCAGTATATACAGTAGGAATAGAAGTTGAATGCGCTTCAATTGGAGCAAAAGTGGTAGTTGATGTGGGCAAAGGAGTAGCATTTACTACAGAAATAGTTGGTTGAACTGTGGGTTGAAGAACTTCTTGTTTTCCAGAAGAGGGTGTATCACGAGGAAAGGAAGCGGAATTGGGAACAGAAGACTTAGGATCAGGATAAAAATATTTCTGAATAGATTGATAAACAGAGAACATTTGGGCTTCAGTCTTTCCTTCGTTGAGAGGATGATCTTCAACTGGAGTGAGTGGGACAAAAGTACGTTCAGATGCGGGAACAGGAGCTTCTCGCAGAAATTCTTCTTCTTGTTGTGAATGTTTGGGATATCGTTGAACAATGCGTTTGAAATCTTCTCTGCGTTTTTGCATAAGCTGTTGCTGTAGCATAGACGCAGATTCAAGTCCAGATACATTTTCTAACTCATCAAAATTAACAGGTCTAGGACGTATTCCGGTTTTCTGAGTGCTAACGAGATAACTTGTCATACTTTGTTCACCTTTAAATCTTTCCATATAGGATTGATAAATAAGGCCTAAAAGTTGAGCATAGTTACAACGTTTAAGAGGTTTCATAGTCATAGAGTCTAAAAGTACAAATTTCCATATTTCTGAGGAAGGATCTGAATCGATCATAGGTTGACCGGTATCAGTTTTTGATTGATATTCGGGGTCAATGGCGACATGGACAACAAAATCATTTCGACGCAAGAAAGCATTTCTGTCTTCAAGGTCTAAATTCTGTGGAAGTGTGAATGAATTGGTAGTAAGGAATGTGAGATGGGATGCGAAGAAAGTTTTACCTTTCCCTTCAAAAGCCATTTCAAGCTGATATGTTTCGTGAGAATTGCAATAGATCCACTCAAGGGCAGTGGTAGTTCGAATTTCTGAGTTGTCATATTGAAAAGCATCATTGAATCCAGTGGCAAATTGACCAGTATAACCTTCCCAGTATTTAACACCAACATGTCTATCATAAATAGAATGTTGGGTATACTTGAGGTTCTGACTGGCCATTATGTCACGAGTGATCCATTGCATAAGAGCTGATTTACCTTGATTTGGAGGTCCAAGGAACCAAATAGCAATGGGGGCAATGCGAGAAGCACTACCTGCATTGTATTTGATAGCAGCTTGATAAATGTTACGAAATGAGGCAGCAAGTTGGAAGAATCCGGTCCAATTTTTTGAATTGAAGCCAGATGCAAGAAGGGCTTGTTCAATAAGCATGAGTCGACGATTAAGATCAAAAGCGGCTTGTACATTGTTGGCAGCGAGCGCTTCGTCAACTCCAACGAATGAATCAAGAGGTTTAGTTTCAAAATAATCAATAAAGTCTTTTTGCCACTTTTCAGCGGCAGCGACAACTTTCTTTGTTTGGTCTGTGATGTAAGGATGACCAGTAACAAATTGATAAACATCTGTAAGAAGGAACTTAATAATTTCAATAATCCATTCAACAAAAGTTTTCGCATATTTGATAGAGTCAACATACGTTTTAAAAGCTTTAAGTCGAAGGGCATCAATTCGAGATTCGGTAGGAGTGACGGAAGTGAACATATGAACAAATACATGCCACATTGCAATGATTGAATTTTCTTCAATAGCAATTGGCGCAGTATGAGTTTCTCCAACATGAGGTTGGATGTGGTTGGAAACTTCTGGTTTCTTTGATAGCTGTGTGAGTTGTGACGCTAAACTGAGCATAGCTTTGATAGCTATGTCAATCAAAGAAACTGGAAGTGTGGCAGTGTAAATAGTAGCAATGTAAACACGCATTTCTGTAGAAGGGGCACGGTAAAGAGCGATGAATGTGATGATGGTAGAGACAATGAAAGACCAGCCGCGTGAAACGGCTGCATCTTTGAGGGTGTTAAAACCACCCTCAAGATTCATAAGTGTGGTATTGAGTTTCTGGACTTCTGAAAGTCCTTTATCTTGTATTGCATCGATACTTTTGCTGAGTTTATCGACGTGATGTGTAAATGAGGTATGAAGTTTATCGGTAGAGTCTTTAAGAGTTTCTTGGAAGTGATTGATATGTGATCCAATATTGAACATTTGAGCTTCAATTTGGGGATAGAGTGCAAGAGTGATATCTAATGGAAATTCTAACAAAATCGCTAGGCGTTTTACCGCCCACGACTTGAATAGTTTCTGATTAGGGATTGTATAAAAAATGTAGCGAGCATGGGGGTCATGAATTCGAGAACAATTTTCTGTATTTTCATTTATAATATCGCGAATAAAACGTCTCCATACATAAATAAATATGTAAGAGGCGAATTGTTGAAAATCTGATTGTCGATCTTTACTTTTATCTAAAAAGAAAAGAAGGAAAGATTCAGTTCTAACAATCCGTTTAAATTGTTTGAGAGCAGCAGAATATTCTTCCTTAAAATTGACGAATCTTTGGGATCCGCCAACTGTTTGGACAAGAGGTTGCATCGCATTTTCAAGCAAATTATGGACACAAAGACAAAGGGCAGTGAATACAGTTTTAGCACGAGCTTCAACATTTTCTATGGGTCCAAGCATGGAAATGAGATATTTAAGGACATAGTCACGATCAGGGTCATTGATATTAGGAGGACAGGGGTTCGAAGTATCACCAACAACAGTACCAGGTAACTTAGTCTTTTCTTCAAAAAACGAAGTGATACAAGTTGTGGTAGTCAAAATATGGAGTTCATTATAAACATCCAAATTCTTGTCATTAATGGACATGACGAGTTGATCAAGTGAACCAAGTAAATTTTGAATAAAGGTAGACGACATTGGGGGGACGAACTTTAAATTAATATTTTTGGTATTTGTAATTATTTAAAATGTATAGTATGATAAAGCAAGTAATCAAAGAGGCAAAATTGCGCAAGGCTTATATAGTAGCGGTCACTTCGGGAATAAATTCCCTTGCGAAACACTTGTCAAAGGGCATAAGTACTTATCAATTTCGATAGACAACTACGACCAGCATTCCAATTAAGGTACTGGGTACGCTAAAACCCGATCTAACCGAGGTAGGGCAGATACAAATATTTATGATGTTAGGCTAGGATAAGTTTGGGAAAAACGTTTCTCCATGAGTGAGTAGTGGTTCAGGCTACATGTCTAGAGGCTTTTAGTTCTCTAGTTTCCTGTAAACAGGAATCTCATACTACATGATGGTGGGAGGGTGATATGCTTGACATATTTGACCAATAGTAATTAAGATTACACACATTTGTAACAATGTGATCGAGTAATCTAAGCTTAAAATCAGTACCTATTATGACAAAACAAGGTCTCCAATTAAGGACACCATTGCTGTAGCTCAAAATTGCATTTGAGTAAGAGCAAAGTTTCATACTAAATAAATTATGATCAGTATCTAAAATATAAAGATCATACCTAATTAATATAGGATTTCAAAAGAATTTCGACAATTTGGAAATAACTGTTCCTCAATATATCTATAACAACTAGCAAAGCAGTCATAGAAATAGAGTGCATCGGTATAAATCCGGGGCATCA